GCTTGGCGAAGATCTTATTTAAAGATCCGCTCTGCCTGCCGGGAGGAACTCGGCCTGACCGTCAGCATTGGTGTATCTTTTAATAAGATCTTCGCCAAGCTGGGCAGTGACATGAAAAAGCCGGATGCGGTGACGCAGATCACGAAGGAAGATTTTCGTGAAAAAGTGTGGCCCTTGGCAGCATCCGAACTGATTTATGTAGGCCGATCCACAGAAGCAAAACTTGCCCGTCATGGAGTCCATACCGTTGGTGACCTGGCAGCGATACCCCCGGAGATATTGCAGGGATGGTTTGGAGTAAACGGTCTGAAGCTGTGGCACTATGCCAACGGCACAGACAGGTCTAGAGTAATGCATAAGGATTTTGTAAGCCCGGTGAAGTCCATTGGTCACGGTATCACCTGTACCGCAGACTTGGAAAACGAGGAGGAAGTATTCAAGGTGATGCTGGAACTGGCCCAGGATGTAGGTCACCGACTCCGGGTGCATGAGTTATCAGCCCAAGGGGTGCAAGTTTCCGTTCGTGGGAACGACCTGCTGGGTGCCCAGTTTCAATGCAAGCTACCGTTTAAGACACAGCTTCCTTCCGAAATCGCCAGTGCCGGTTTCAACATTTTCAAGGAGCGATACCGATGGGGTACGAATGTCCGAGCCGTATGCATCCGGGCTATAAACCTGGTTCCCAAATCCGATACAGAGCAGCTGAGTATGTTTGTAGATACAGCGCGCCGGGATCGGAGAGCCAGACTGGAGGATGCCGTGGAGGAACTGCGTGGCCGATACGGAAAAAAGGCCATAACCTATGCCACATTGTTGGGTGACTTGAAAATGCCGGATGACGGTCGGCACAGCGTGAAGATGCCCGGTCTTATGTATCAGTGATCTGGAATCTGCAAATTGCCACCAATGATACCACCGCTTTTCAAGGAGGGAATTTGACTATGCTGATTCGACAGCCCATAAGGAATAATACTGCACATGGCAACAAGAAACCCCGTGTCTTTGATGCGCTCATCGACCCGGCAGATGGAGAAATCTATCTGGAATTGAAAGTTGCCAAAGAAAAAGAAATTGTACGCCTCTGTGATGTGCTAGCTCAGATAGAGCAGGCAAAGCGACAGGCACATCAGCCGTAATACACCCAGGAGCTACGGCTCCGTGATAAAAGAACAGCGTTCATCGTCGAGCCCTGGCCCCGCTCAAATCGAGGGCCTAACTGCCGAAATGAAGCAATGACCTTACTATAGGTCTGCTTTGTTTTGGCAGTTTTTTTGTTTTTCTGAGCAAAAATTTTCTTCAAATTATTTTTTCAAAGGTGCAATTACCTTGCACCTTTGGATTCTATCATACAGCCAGCAAAGGAAAGGAGGTGCGGAATATGCGTAGTGCCAATGAGCGCAGACAGTTGATCATGGAAGCATTAAGTGATCGCCGGTTTGCTACCGTTGATAACCTGGCTACCGAATTCGGAGTCAGTAAACGGACAATCAAATACGACATTGAGATACTGGGCTGTTCCGTACCGATTTACACCGTGCAGGGCAACGGTGGCGGCATCCGTGTCGCGGACGGATGGTATGTAGGCCGTCGTTACCTGCACCGGGATCAGGAAGAACTGCTTCGTAGTCTGATGGACGGACTGCAGCCGGAACAGCAGAAAACCATGCAGAGCATCCTGACTGCCTTTGCAATGCCTAAGAAACAGGAGGTTATGTAAGTGAATCCCATTTTTTATTCTCACAGATCCGGAGGTGTGCCCCATGAAGCTGTATGAGGTAAATCAGCTGATTGCCAGCATTTTCGACCAGTTGGTCAACCCGGACACCGGCGAAGTTATCCCGGACGAGGCGCTGCTTGCCCAGTTGGATTCTCTCCAGATGGAGCGCAGTCGCATTCTGGAGTACCTGGCAAAGTTGGTACTGAACACCAAATCTGAGGTTGCTGCCCTCAAGGAGGAGGAGCAGCGGCTCCGGGATCGTCGTGGCGGCTTTGAGCGGAAAATTGACCGTCTCATGGCTATCCTCGACCGGGAGTGTTCCGGAGAAAAAACTGACTGCGGTGTGGCAACGGTCTACTACCGCAAAACCACAAAGGTGGATGTGGCGGACGGTCCTGCGGCGATTCTTTGGCTGAAAGAAAACGGCTATGACGGCTGTTACAAGCAGCCTGCACCGGAAGTCAGCAAGAACGAGGTCAAGAAACTGCTGTCCGCCGGCAAGGAAATCCCCGGACTCAGTCTGGTACAGGATCTGTCCTGTTCCCTGCGTTAAGGAGGTATCCCCATGCTGAAGATCACAAATGGTAAAATCCACCGTGCCCAGAAAGTGGTGCTGTATGGTTCCGAAGGTATTGGCAAAAGCACACTGGCGGCACAGTTCCCTAATCCGCTGTTCATCGATACGGAAGGCGGCACGTCCCATATGGATGTCCGCCGGATCGAGCGTCCTAGCAACTGGACGCAGCTGATTTCCATCCTGAAGGAAATCGCTATCACTCCCGGGATTTGCGGTTCCCTGGTCATCGACACAGCAGACTGGGCGGAGCAGTTGGCTGTCAGTCACATCTGCTCCAAGTTCAAAAAGAGCGGCATCGAGGACTTTGGATATGGCAAGGGCTATACCTATCTGGCAGAAGAATTTACGGATTTCTTCACCGCTCTGGATGCTATCATTGCCGCCGGAATCCATGTTGTTATCACTGCCCATGCCAAGATGCGGAAATTTGAGCAGCCGGATGAGATGGGTGCCTATGACCGCTGGGAAATGAAACTGTCCAAGCAGGTGGCCCCTCTGTTTAAGGAATGGTGCGATATGCTGCTGTTCCTCAATTACCAGACCTATGTGGTTACCACCGAAAGTAAGGTCAGCAAGGCCCAGGGCGGCAAACGGGTCATCCATACAAGTCATCATCCCTGTTGGGATGCTAAGAATCGTCATGGCCTGGCTCCTACTTTGGATCTGGACTATATCAACATTGCCCATCTGTTCAGCACACCTATGGTGGTAGCTACTCCGACTCCGGCCGCAGAACTGGCACCCACACAGTCTCCCGTACGCCCTCCTCTGGAGGTTCTGAAGGACATGATGATGGAGGCGCAGATCTCTGCCATTGAAATCCAGGAGATTGTAGGCAGCAAGGGGCATTTCCCTACAGGAATGCCCATGGAGGAATATCCCGAGGCATTTATCACCGGTTGGATCATTCCCCATTTCCAGAAAATCGTAGAAACCATTGAAGCCAACCCGGATCGGCTTCCGTTCTAAAAACAAGGAGGTAACTATATGAGCAACTATAACAACAACCTGGTCATGGACTGGGATGATGCCATCGTCGATGACGGCATGGAATATGTCGTTCTGGAAGAAGGCGACTACAACTTCGTTGTCCGTGATTTTGAACGTGGACATTTCCCCGGCAGCGCCAAGCTGCCCGCCTGTAACAAGGCAACCCTGACCTTGGAGGTTGATACCCGTGAGGGTACTGCTACAGTCAAGCACGATATCATCCTCTGCCGCACCCTGGAGTTCCGTATTTCCGAGTTCTTCCGTGCCATCGGTCAGAAGAAGCATGGTGAGCGCCTGGTCATGAACTGGAACAAGGTGGTCGGCTCTAAGGGCCGCGCCCGTTTCAAGCCTCGTCCCTATACCAATAAGGATGGCGAGCAGAAAATGGCCAACAATGTGGACAAGTTCTACGACTATGACCCTGCTTTCTTCCCCAAGGAACAGACTCCTGCATGGGTGGCAGAGGCTGAAAAGGCCCAGCCTCAGACCTGGGAGCAGAGCGGCTTCTGATGATGGACCTGAGACCGTATCAGACCCAGGCGAGAGATGCGGTCATTGCCGAGTGGGACAAAGGGCACCGGAAGACCCTTCTGGTGCTACCCACCGGCACCGGTAAGACCGTTGTGTTTTCTTCCATCGTGGGCCACCGTGTGGCCCGTGGTGGCAAGGCACTGATTCTCGCCCATCGTGGAGAGCTGCTGACACAGGCGGCAAACAAACTTCTGGCAGTTACCGGATTGCCCTGCGGACTGGAAAAGGCAGAAAGTACCAGTCTTAACAGCAACCACAAGATCACAGTCGGTTCTGTTCAGACCATGGCCCAGCCCCTCCGTCTTGAGAAATTCCCCAATGATTATTTTACCGACATCGTGGTGGATGAGGCCCACCATTGCCTGTCGGATACTTATCAGCGTGTGCTGGCACATTTCCCCAATGCAAATATCCTGGGTGTCACTGCCACACCGGATCGTGGCGATATGAAAAACCTGGGCCAGTATTTTGACAGCAAGGCCTATGAATACAGCATGAGCCAGGCCATCCGAGACAAGTATCTGTGTCCTGTAAAGGCGCAGATGATTCCTCTGGAACTGGACATCTCCGGAGTAAAAGTAAGCAACGGCGACTTCAGTTCCGGTGAAATTGGTTCTGCCCTGGAACCTTATTTATACCAAATCGCACAGGAAATGCGGCACTACTGCCAAGGCCGGAAAACGGTAGTGTTCCTGCCCCTGGTTCATACTTCACAGAAGTTTCGGGATATTATGGAATCTGTAGGATTCCGAGCAGCGGAGGTTAATGGCAACAGTCCGGACCGGAATCAAATTTTGTCGGATTTTGAAGCCGGAAAATATGATGTTCTCTGTAATTCCATGCTGCTGACAGAAGGCTGGGACTGCCCATCGGTGGACTGCGTAGTGGTGCTTCGGCCTACCAAAGTTCGTAGTCTCTATCAGCAGATGGTTGGCAGAGGGATGCGCTTACATTCCGGAAAAGACCACCTACTACTGTTGGATTTCCTCTGGCTGTCCCAACGGCATGATTTGTGCCGACCTTCTGCTCTGATTTCCAAAGACGCGGTCATCGCTCAGATGATCGATCAGCAGATGAGCGATGAACCGGACGGTATTGATTTGTTGGAAGCCGAGGAACAGGCCGAAAAAGATGTCTTGGCAGAACGTGAAGAAGCACTTGCCCGTGAACTGGCAGAAATGCGGCAGCGGAAGCGAAAACTGGTAGATCCCCTGCAGTATGCGGTTTCCATTGCAGCAGAGGACCTTGTGGGATATGTTCCCACCTTTGCCTGGGAGATGGCACCGCCGTCCGAAAAGCAGCTTGCTTTCCTGGAAAAACGGGGCATCTTCGCAGAGTCCATAGAGAACATGGGCAAAGCCACTCTGCTGATTGACCGGCTTATGCAGCGGCAGGCCATGGGATTGGCAACACCGAAGCAGATCCGCTGCCTGGAACGATACGGATTCCGACAGGTCGGCACATGGCAGTTCGATGATGCCAGAAAAATGATTTCCCGGCTGTCCATGAATAACTGGCGGATACCCATGGGCATTACGCCATCTAAATATCAACCATAATCGGAGGTTAAATTATGAGCAACATTTTATCTGCTCTGAAGCAGATTGACCCTGGTGCGGTATCGTACCAAGAATGGATCAATGTAGGTATGGCACTGAAAGCGGAAGGCTACGGCTGGGAGGTCTGGGATGACTGGAGCCGGGCAGACAGCCGCTACCATGCCGGTGAATGTGAGCGGAAATGGAGTACCTTCCGCGGTAGCACCTCTCCTGTTACCGGGGCAACTATCGTGCAGATGGCAAAGGACTACGGTTGGACACCTTCCGGTCCTGCATCTGCCATGGACTGGAATGATGTAATAGTGGATGACGGCGATAACTTCACACAGTATGCTGCCCCGGAGAATTGGAATCCTGCAGAGGAACTGATTACCTATCTTGAAACCCTGTTCGACAAGGACGATGTTGTCGGTTATGTGACCAACGATGTCTGGCAGGATTCGGAAGGCAGATGGGTTCCTGCCAAGGGTGTATTTACCCAGACTGCCGGTGAACTGATTGCATCTATCCGGAAGCATCCGGATGACCTAGGTGCAACCATCGGCGACTGGAAAAAGGATGTGGGTGCCTGGATCAGATTCAATCCCCTGGACGGTGAAGGCGTCCGAAACGACAACGTAACCCAGTTCAAATATGCCCTGGTGGAATCTGACAGTATGTCAGTTGCAGACCAGGATGCCATGTACCGCAAACTGGAACTTCCCATTGCCTGCCTGGTGCACTCCGGCGGCAAGAGCCTCCATGCCATCGTCAAGGTAGATGCTCCGGATTATGCGGAATACCGCAAGCGGGTGGAATTCCTCTATGATTTCCTGCAGAAGAACGGTGTCAATGTTGACAAGCAGAACCGCAACCCTTCCCGGCTATCCAGAATGCCCGGTGTAACCAGAAACGGCAATCGTCAGTACCTGGTGGCTACTAATATCGGCAGAAAGAGCTGGGTGGACTGGCTGGACTTTGCCGAGGGTGTTACCGACGAGTTGCCGGATATGGTTTCTCTGGACAGCTATAAGGACAACCTTCCTACGCTGCCGGATGAACTGATTAAAGGCATTCTCCGTTGCGGTCACAAAATGCTGATTTCCGGTCCCTCCAAGGCAGGTAAAAGTTTTGCTCTTATGGAACTGAGCATCGCCATTGCGGAGGGCAAGCCCTGGCTGGGATTCCCCTGCAAAAAGGGCCGTGTGCTGTATGTGAATTTGGAAATCGACCCTGCCTCCTGCATTATGCGTTTCATGAAAATTTATGATGCACTCCGTCTTCCTAGGAAAAATATGGACAACATCGTGATCTGGAATCTCCGTGGTCATGCGGTTCCTCTGGACAAATTGGTTCCGAAGCTGATTCGCAGAGTCCGGGATCAGCATTTCGATGCCATCATCGTGGACCCCATCTATAAGGTGATTACCGGCGATGAGAATAACGCATCGGATATGGCCATGTTCTGTAATCAGTTCGATAAGATCTGCACCGAGACCGGCTGCGCCACCATCTACTGCCATCACCATTCCAAAGGCACCCAGGGTAACAAGAAGGCCATGGATCGTGCCAGCGGTAGCGGTGTATTCGCCCGTGACCCGGATGCTCAGTTGGACATGACACCCCTGATTCTGTCGGAGGCCCAAATGAATCTGCTACGGGATGGCAATGCAACAGCATGGCGTCTGGAATCCAACCTCCGGGAATTTGAAAATATCTGCCCCATCAACTTCTGGTTCGACTATCCCGTTCATCGTCTGGACACCAGCGGTGAATTGGAGCAGGCTTTTACGGAGGGCAGCTTTGAAGCGGTACGGGCCAAGAACAAAAAGAACACCACTGCGGAGGAACGCAGAGAATCTATTGAGACTGCATTCCAGGCCTGTTCCATCGAACAGCCGGTTACGGTGGCTGCTATGGCAACCTATCTGAATAAATCTGAACGCTGCATTCGGGATCGGCTGAAAGAAATGAAAGATGCTTTCTGGTGTCACCAAGGCATTGTTGGACGGGTCGAAAGCACAGAAACAACGGAAAACTGATATTCCCAGTTTTCTCAACACGGAACGGAAAACCCCATTATATATAGATAACTATCGTTCTCTATCGTTCACGCGTGTGGGAAAGGCTGATAGCCTAGCCTTTCCCCACTGCGAAACGATAACCAAACAGGTTTTCCCAACTGGAGGTACAATATGAATTTCTTTATCGCAATGACACCACCAACCGCCACCGCACAGGAACGGAAGGTACGGATTTATAAAAATAAGCCTATTTTTTATGATCCTCCTGCGGTGAAGGAGGCAAAGGCAAAACTGTCAGCATATCTGTCCATCAACAGACCGGTGCAGCCTTACGAAGGCCCAGTATCCTTAAGGACGCTGTGGCTGTTCCCCAGAGGCAGGACCCATCGCAACGGAGACTGGCGCTGCACTCGCCCAGATACAGACAACCTGCAGAAAATGCTGAAGGACTGCATGACCAAGACCGGCTACTGGAAAGACGACGCCCAGGTTGCCCGGGAGATCATTGAAAAGCGGTGGTCGGATGAGCCCTGCGGCATTTACATCGAAATTGAGAAATTGGAGGAAAATTAAAATGGGATACGGATATTACAGAAATCACGAGGGTTATTATGACCCCACCGCCGGTGCCGTCTTTGCCAAGCTGGATCAGGAGGCTCGGAAGAAGCGTCACAACCGTCGGCGGGCACAGCGGAAGCGGAATGCACAGATGCGGAAGCTGACTGCAAACCGGAATCAGTATTCAACACTTATCGACAAATCCCGACAGGAGGTGCCCAATGACGGCTAAAGAATACTTAGGGCAGGCATACCGCCTGGATCAGCGGATCAACAGCAAACTGGAGCAGGTTCTTTCCTTACGTGACCTTACCAAGAAGGCCACCGCCACCATGAGCGGTATGCCCGGTAGTTCCAGTCCCAATGTCCATAAGATGCAGGATATTATCGTGAAAATTGTGGATCTGGAAAATGAAATCAATGCAGATATTGATCAGCTGGTGGATCTCAAACGAGAGATGGTCGGCATCATCAAGGCTGTGGAGAATCCTGAACACCAGACCCTTCTGGAACTGCGGTATCTGTGTTTCAAAACATGGGAACAAATTGCTGTAATGATGAGCTATAGTATTGAGTATACTTTCCGTTTGCACAAAAAGGCGCTTGAATTTGTGAAAATACCCGAAAGTGTACAGTAAAGTTCATAGAATGTCATATTGGTCTTATGATATTATTATAATCGCCAAGAACATCAGGAGAGCCTCGTGGGAGAAATTCCACGGGGCTTTTCTTATGCCCGAAAGGAGTGGTTTCATGGGCTACCGGAAGGTCGGCTACATGGAGCAGCTCTGGTACATCTTTAAGTACATGGTTGGGCGGCTGCTCCACAGGAGGTGAATCAAATGCCCAAACGACCCAAGCGTCCTTGCTCTTATCCCGCCTGTCCCAAACTGACAGACGGACAGTATTGCGAGGACCATGTTGCTGTTGCACGGCGGCAGTACAACAAGTACGAACGCGCCCCGGATATTAACAAGAAATATGGTCGGGCATGGAAACGCATCCGGGATCGTCACGCTGCCCAGCACCCTCTTTGTGAACGATGCCTGGAAGAAGGGCGACTGGTTCCAATGGAAGAAGTCCACCACAAGGTTCCTGTTTCCAAGGGCGGCACTCATGCCCGGGACAACCTCATGTCCCTTTGCCGATCCTGTCACAACAAGATCCATCACGAAATTGGTGACCGCTGATGAACATGAAAGCCATACCTCAATACCCAGGTTATTTTGCCGACGCAGATGGCGAAATCTATACCAATCGTCAGGGTTATCTTCGTAAACTCCCCAAGCGTTTACACAAGGGTTATTATCGTGTCAATGTGCGGGATGGCAACACTCCGGTGAGACCTCATGTTGAGCCAGTGCATAAACTTGTCCTCAATGCTTATGTCGGCACTCGTCCACACGGATATGTATGCAGGCATCTAAATGGAAATCCGCTGGATAACTGTGTCTCCAATATCTGTTGGGGTACACCAAAAGAAAATGCTCAGGATTCCCTGCGGCATGGTACTGCTGTTTGCTTACGCATTGGCGAGGCATCAATTGCATCCAAGCTTAAGGAAAAGGACATTTACAAAATCAAAGAAATGTATGAAGCCGGACACACGCAAAAAGAAATTGCGGGTGTCTTTTTTATTTCCCAACGCCATGTCAGTGACATTGTTCGGGGCAAAGCCTGGTCACACCTAACGGCCAGGGGCGGGTCAAATCTTCGGGACTAAAAACTGGGGGCAGCGGCCCGGGGCTTCGTGTGAAAAATCGCAAAAGTTTTAAGGGGAATAGGCCCCTGGCAAAGGAGGTATCGAACCATGGGCCAAAGAGGACCCAAACCCGGCTCCGGTGGCAGACCGAAGAAAGCCATCGCAGACAAGATTACAGACGGCAATCCCGGCAAGCGTCCGCTGACTGTCATTGATTTCAAAGACAGCGCGGCTGACCTGGAAGGTCAGGATATGCCGCAACCCAAGGAGTTCCTTTCTGCCAGACAGAAAGACGGCTCCACGCTCTGTGCGGCAGAGATTTATGAAAATGTGTGGAAATGGCTGCGTGATCGTGGATGTGCCGCCATCGTCTCTCCGGATCTGATCGAGCGTTATGCTCTGGCCAGTGCTAGATGGATTCAGTGCGAGTCCATTACCAGTGAGGTGGGCTTCCTGGCAAAGCATCCCACCACGGGTGCTGCTATCCAGTCTCCCTATGTTTCCATCGCCAATCAGTACATGACTCAGGCCAACCGTCTGTGGTCAGAGATTTTCCAGATCGTCCGGGAGAACTGTACCGGCGATTACACCGGGGCAAACCCCGAGGATGATGTCATGGAGCGACTGCTCCGTGCAAGGAAAGGATGATTTCATGTTTGAAAAAGTAAATCCGGCGCATCCCGATAAGATTGCCGACCGTATTGCCGGTGCTATCGTGGACATCGCCTACGAAACCCAAATCGATCCCAAAATTGCAGTAGAGGTGCTGATTGGCCATGGTGTCTGCCATGCCATCATCGAAACCTCGGCTGTTTTGAACCTGCGGAAAATCAAGGATGCCATTCACCGCATTGCCGGCAATGTCCGCCCCAATGTGGTTATCGTTCCCCAGGACGAGCATCTTTCCAGAAATCAGGAGGAAACAATCCGTTGCGGCGATAATGGAATCTTCAAGGGTGTACCCATGACAAGGGAGCAGCATATGCTTTGCAGCTTCGCCTACGATATTTACAGCCGCTATCCCTATGACGGCAAGTATATTCTGGATGGCAACAAGCTGATCATCTGTCAGAGCAATGCTGAGGCAGACGATATTCGTATCACCTATCCCTTCGCAAAAATCAATCCCCTGGGTGACTGGACCGGTGGCACCGATGTAGACACCGGCGCTACCAACCGTAAGCTGGGCAGCGACATGGGTGACTCCGTTACTGGCGGCGGTCTCCACGGCAAGGACCTCAGCAAGGCAGATGTCAGTGTCAATATCTATGCATTCCTCAAGGCCCAGGAAACTGGAAAGCCTGTGGAACTGTGCTGCGCCATTGGTGATGAATTCATCGACGGCATTCCCTATGAGGAAATCGTAGAAACAGCAAGAGGTTTCATCCACTCTATCGGTGGTTTTGAGAAGTTTGCTGAGTGGGGTCTGATATGGTGATCGAAAAGAAAAATACAGCAGACCTTCTGCCTGCTGACTACAATCCCCGTAAGGATCTGAAACCCGGTGATCTGGAATACGAAAAGCTGAAGCGTTCCATTGAACAGTTTGGCTATGTGGAGCCGGTTATCTGGAACAAGGCCACCGGCCGGGTTGTTGGTGGTCATCAGAGACTCAAGGTTCTTATGGATCTGGGGCATTCACAGGTGGACTGCGTTGTAGTGGATCTGCCCGAAGAAAAGGAAAAAGCATTGAATGTAGCGCTGAATAAGATCAGCGGTGACTGGGATAAGGACAAGCTGTCCCTGCTGATTGCTGACCTGCAGGGCACTGATTTTGATGTTTCCCTCACCGGCTTTGATCCTGCGGAGATCGATGACCTTTTCAAAGATTCTGTCAAAGACGGAATCAAGGAAGATGACTTTAATGTGGATGAGGAGCTGGAAAAGCCTACCATCACAAAATTCGGTGATATCTGGACACTGGGTCGGCACCGACTTGTCTGCGGTGACAGCACCAAAGCTGAAACCTATGAGCAGCTACTCGATGGAAAGAAGGTCAACCTGGTCATTACCGACCCTCCCTACAATGTCAACTACGAAGGATCCGCTGGCAAAATCAAAAATGACAACATGGGAAACAAAGCATTTTACCAGTTCCTGCTGGATGCCTATACCCAGATGCATTCTGCCATGGCTGATGATGCGTCCATCTATATATTCCATGCCGATACCGAGGGACTAAATTTCCGCAGGGCATTTGCCGATGCGGGATTTTATCTATCCGGCTGTTGCATTTGGAAGAAGCAGTCCCTGGTTCTGGGACGCTCTCCTTATCAGTGGCAGCATGAGCCTTGTCTGTATGGCTGGAAGAAAGGCGGTAAGCATCAGTGGTACACAGGCCGGAAGGAAACCACCATCTGGGAGTTCGACAAGCCCAAGAAGAACGGTGATCATCCTACCATGAAGCCCATTCCGCTGCTGGCTTATCCCATCATGAATTCTTCCATGACCAACTGTCTTGTACTGGACCCCTTCGGTGGCTCCGGCAGTACCCTCATTGCCTGTGAGCAGACCGACCGTATTTGCTATACCATCGAACTGGACGAAAAGTTCTGCGATGTTATTGTGAGGCGGTATATCGAGCAGGTGGGCAGTGACATTGGTGTGACTGTGCAGCGTGATGGACTGACCTACAAATTTGCAGAGGTATGCAATGAGAGTGGCGGTCATTGATGCCGACCTCATCGGCCGCAAACGGCATCGCTTTCCCAATCTGGCCTGTATGAAAATATCTGCTTACCATAAGGCACTCGGTGATACTGTGGAACTGAGAACGGATTTTAATAGTATTGCTGATTATGATTCCGTTTATATTTCCAAAGTGTTCACTGATACACCTGTCCCGGATGCTGTCTTACAACAGGAAAATGTCAGCTATGGAGGCACGGGCTTTTATTACGATAAGGCTCCGCGCCTTTCTGCCGCCATTGAACATCAAATGCCGGACTATCATCTTTACGATGCATGGGTAGGGACTCAGCTTGCTAATGGTGGTAAACCCAGGGAGTACACCTATTACACAGATTATTCCATTGGTTTTCTGACCCGTGGTTGCTTTCGCAAATGCGACTTCTGCGTCAATAAGAACTATGACGGGGTATCTGTCCACAGTCCGCTGAACGAGTTTTACGATCCGGCTCGACCGAAGATTTGCCTGTTGGATGATAACTTCTTTGGTTGCTCTGAATGGAAAGGTCTGTTGGAAACCCTGCGGCAAACAAACCACCCGTTTCAATTCAAACAGGGTCTTGATGAAAGACTGCTGACCGATGAAAAATGTGCGGCTCTCTTTTCCTGTAAATATGATGGCGATTACATTTTCGCTTTCGATAATGTAGCCGATGCAGAACTTATAGAAAAGAAAATCCATCTGGCACGGAAGTACACCAATGCCGTAATGAAGTTTTATTGTTTCTGCGGTTTCGACCGGAATGGTCGGTGGGATGATGCTTTCTGGCAGCAGGATATTTTTGATCTGCTGTTCCGAATTAAAATCCTGATGCAAAACCACTGCCTTCCCTATGTGATGCGGTACTGTGAGTATCGGAACAGTCCCTGGAAGGGTATGTATATCAGCATTGCCCGGTGGTGTAACCAACCCGGTTTCTTCAAAAAGAAAAGTCTTCGGGAATTTGCGGAAGCCAACGGCAGGGACAGTGCCTGTTATCGATATCTGCAGGAATTTGAAGAGAAATTTCCCGAGATATCTCCATACTACGATATGAGGTTTGAAAATGGATCAAACAAAACTAACCCTCGGAAGCCTTTTTGATGGTTCCGGGGGATTTCCTTTGGCAGGCTTGTTGTCGGATATCACCCCTGTCTGGGCATCTGAAATTGAGCCTTTTCCCATCCGGGTCACCACGAAGCGGCTACCCTTTATGAAGCATTACGGTGACATCTCTGCCATGGATGGCGGCAAGATAGAACCTGTGGATATTATTACCTTCGGATCGCCCTGCACGGATTTATCGATTGCGGGACTGAGAGCTGGTCTGGAAGGTAAGCATTCCAATCTGTTTTTTGAAGCCATCCGAATTGTAAAAGAAATGAGGTGTGCAACCAATGGAAAATATCCCCGCTGGATCTGTTGGGAAAATGTCCCCGGCGCTTTCTCATCCAATGCCGGACGCGACTTTCAGGCAGTCCTCAATGCGGTCATCGGCATCGTCCAGGATGCTCCCTCGGTGCCTATGCCTGAGAAAAACAAATGGCCCCAGTCCGATGTTTACATGGGAGACGGATGGAGCGTTGCGTACAGAACTCTCGACGCGCAATATTGGGGTCTGGCCCAACGCAGAAAACGCATCTTCCTTGTCGGCGATCTTACAGGCCAATGTGCCGGAAAAGTATTATTTGAGTCCGAGGGCCTGTCGCGGTATTCTGCGGAGGGCTTCCGAGCGTGGCAAGGAATTGCCGGAGGTGTTGAGAATTGCGCTGGAACGGCAGTCCTTGGAATAGACGGATACAACGGCACCGTTTCTCCTGTCGCATCTACCCTTGGTGTGAATTGTGGAATGTCTACCGGAAGAAACGGTGTCGTTCTGAATGACCAGGGCGGCAATCGTATGGATGTGACCCATGATGTAGCTTGTACCCTCCGGGCAGAAGCGCATCATCCTCCGGTAGTTCTGGATACATCGGCAATGGTCTATGAGAATCACAGTCAGGATACACGATATGTTGGTCCCCTGGAGGTTGCACCCACTGTTGCTGCCACCTATGGAACCGGTGGGAATAATCAGCCTTTTGTAATACGGGAAGACCCCAAGGTATTCGGTATTTGCTCTAAAGACAGCAATGCCATGAAATCTGACAATCCTAAATCCGGCTTTTATGAAGCGGCAACTACCCGTACCTTAGATGGCAACGGTGGCAATCCCACCTGCAACCAGGGTGGTGTAGCAATCGTGGAATGCTATGCGTTACAAGGTTCCATGATAGGGCGTTCGGAAAAGAATGGCCCTCAAGGTTGTGGAATAAACGAAGACGTTTCTTTCACCCTTAATACTGTGGATCGCCATGCTGTTGCAGTTCCCACATACTGTGCCAGTAAGGCTTCTTTCTTTATGAAAGCAGACGAAGAAATCGCTGCAACTTTATGTGCAAGTGATTATAAAGATCCTCCGCTGATTAACAGCACCGACACACCGGAATATTCCGTGCGGCGGCTGACACCTACAGAATGCGCCCGCTTGATGGGATTCCCGGACTGGTGGTGTTCCGGTCTGGCTACGGAGAATCCTACAGAAGAGGACCTGCAGTTCTGGGCAGATGTCTTTGAAACCCACCGCAGGATCGTCAGTGGCGCTGGTAAAGCCAAATCTGAGAAGCAGATCCGTAAATGGCTACGAGATCCTCATTCGGATGCCGCTGAGTACAAGATGTGGGGCAACGGTGTGGCTTTATCCTGCGTATTCTTTGTGCTGGTCGGCATTGTGTTCTATACACAATCTGACGGCACATAATTCTACGGGATTTGTTCGAGAAACAAGTTGCTATTTTTGCCATCCAGAGCGAATATGTGACTACCCAAATTAAAGGAGGTCACACACATGATCATCAACTACAATGTCAGCGGTTCCGACCGCAAGCGCCTGGTCGCAGCCATTGCGGAACATACGGGTGAAAAAGCTAAGTACTTAGGCGCACCAGGCTTTGCCTATCAGGTAGGCGGTTACACCGTCAGCGTGGATGGACAGGTTACTATCGAGGACAACAGAACCGCAGCTACCCTCATCCGCTTCCTTCGTGAGAAAGGCTTCCAGGCAGAAGACCCTTTTGTCGAATGCATCGCAGAGGATGCCGCCGAGGAAGAAACCGAACCTGCCGAAATCGATGGCATCTGCATTTCCGTGCCCCGCAGCCTTTTCAACAATTCCGCTCTGGAAAACCTCAAGGGCATCATTGCCTCCAAGGGCAGCCTTATTAAGAAAGCCCTCGGTACGGATGATCTGCCGTTGGAGATCACGGACACGAAGATTTCCTTCCCCTGGTTTCCCGGCATTCCCGCGCCCGATGAAATAAAAGCCTACGATACTTTCATCTGCAAGCTGTGTGAAATGGCCCGTATTCAGAAGCGGATCACGGCGAAGGAAAAGCCGGTGGATAACGAAAAGTATGCGTTCCGATGTTTCCTGTTGCGGCTCGGATTTATCGGTGACGAGTATAAGCAGGCAAGGAAGATCCTGCTCCGGAACTTCTCCGGCAGTGCCGCCTTCAAAAGCGGTCAGCGGAAGGAGGGATAATCATGTTTGGCATCCGGAAAGAAATCCTTCAGAGACTACGTGAGCAGTACCCTGCCGGTACCCGAGTGGAACTGGTGCAGATGGATGATCCCTATAACAATCGCCTGTATCCCGGTTGCCGGGGTACGGTGATTTCAGTGGATTCCATCGGCACGATCCATGTGCAGTGGGACTGTGGTTCAAGTCTGGGTGTTGTCTACGGTGTGGATTCCTGCAGAAAGGTGGCAGTGTGATGGCCGGAGATATTCTGGATCGGCTGTTCCACGGTGAGATCATCCCGTGGGAGAATCGCCCGGAGGAAAACGAGGCATTCATGCAACTCAATAAACGAATGGCCCAGGTGAGCGATCAGCTGGAGGAACGGTTGGATGAAGAGTCTAAAGCGTTACTTGAGCGGTTGCTGGCTGACCATGCCGACATGGAACTGCTGTATTGCTGCGACAACTTCAAAACCGGATTTCGGCTCGGGGCGCAGTTTATACTTTCCGTGTTTAAAGTACCGTAAATACACAGTATTCACCCAAAATCATTGTGTAGTTTATTCCTCTGATATAACTTGCTATTATGTGTATTCAGAGGTAATATCACAGCACCCAAAGGGAAATACACATTTTTACGGAGGAAAACACCATGAAAAATACCTGGAGCCTGAGAGAAAAATTCAAGCTGATCGACCGCATCGCAATTTCCCGCGAGACCTTTGAAAGCAACTTCACCAAGACCAGGGAACGGATCACCTTCACCTTTAACGGTTGGGATGGCAAGTCCTACGACGGTGAAAGTCGTAACGCATATGTTTACCGAACCAATGTTCCCGGCTACGAGGACGCTCGGTTTGTTAAGGTTGGTAAGGGCCTGCACTACATCGAAGAAGACCATGAGATTGTTGAGAAGGCCACCGGCATCGCACACAAGAAAGCCAGCTGGCTGGTCGATGTGTTGAAAGCATAAGGGGGGAGCAACATGAAGAAAGAAGGCTTGATCATTATCAACGGTTGCGGTTACCGCTACCTTATGAAGGTTTATGACGAACCCTCCCGGTATGGAATTGATGGTGGCCGAATCAGCAAACTGACCATAACCCGCCATGGTGAAACGGTATGCAACTATGACCGGGAATGGGATAGAGAGCCGGTGGATGAAGATACCGCCAAGGCCCTGGCAATCCTGCTCTACAGCGAAAACTGATACCCCTTGCCGAGGAAAGGGCCGTGAGGCTCTTTTCTCGTTATTACCAATAATAATTTCATAAATTTATATGTTTTTCAGACCCATTCGTGGGTCTTTTCTTATGCCCATTTTTAGGAGGTGACCGCATATCCGGAAACTGAAAAAGTACAAGCCGACTCGCTTTTTGTCCAAAGGCTCCTACTACGATAAGGATGCTGCCGATTATGCGGTGGCTTTTATTGAGAGCCTTTGTCACACCAAAGGCACCTGGGCAAGAAAGCCCTTTGAACTCATTGACTGGCAGGAACAGATCATCCGGGATATTTTCGGCACTCTGAAATCCAACGGTTATCGGCAGTTCAACACAGCCTATATCGAAATCCCTAAGAAACAGGGCAAATCGGAACTGGCGGCTGCGGTGGCACTGCTTTTGACCTGCGGCGACGGCGAAGAACGCGCGGAGGTATATGGCTGTGCCGCAGATCGCCAGCAGGCATCCATCGTATTCAATGTGGCTGCGGATATGGTTCGGATGTGTCCGGCACTCTCCAAGCGAGTAAAGATACTGGACTCCCAGAAGAGACTCATTTATCAGCCAACAGGCAGTATCTACCAGGTGCTTTCCGCTGATGTCGGCAACAAGCACGGTTTCAACACCCACGGCGTTGTTTTCGATGAGTTACACACCCAGCCAAACCGAAAGCTATTTGATGTTATGACAAAGGGCTCCGGTGATGCCCGTATGCAGCCCCTTTACTTCCTTATCACCACAGCAGGTAATGACACCAAGTCTATTTGCTATGAGATCCACCAGAAAGCAAAAGACATCATTGAAGGCAGAAAAATTGATCACACCTTCTATCCTGTAATCTATGGTGCGGATGAGTCGGATGACTGGACAGATCCCAAGACCTGGAAAAAAGCAAATCCATCACTAGGTATTACGGTAGGCATCGATAAGGTCAAAGATGCCTGTGAGTCCGCAAAGCAGAACCCCGGCGAAGAGAATGCGTTCCGGCAGCTCCGTCTGAATCAGTGGGTAAAACAGGCTGTCCGTTGGATGCCGATGCACCTGTGGGATAAATGCGAGTTTGCTGTCAGCGAAGATGACCTGGAAGGCAGAGTCTGCTACGGTGGTCTTGACCTTTCCTCCACCACGGACATCACAGCCCTGGTGTTGGTGTTCCCACCTACCGATGAGGATGATAAATACATGATTCTCCCATACTTCTGGATTCCGGAGGATAACCTGGATCTGCGTGTCCGCCGGGATCATGTGCCATACGATGTCTGGGAGCGGCAGGGATACCTTCAGACCACCGAAGGCAATGTCGTCCATTATGGCTACATTGAAAAGTTCATTGAGCGGCTGGGTGAACGGTTCAATATCCGGGAAATTGCCTTTGACCGATGGGGCGCTGTTCAGATGGTACAGAATCTGGAAGGCATGGGTTTCACCGTTGTTCCCTTCGGACAGGGCTTCAAGGATATGTCCCCACCCACCAAGGAACTGATGAAGCTGGTTCTGGAGGAACGGATTGCCCATGGTGGTCATCCGGTGCTGCGTTGGATGATGGATAACATCTTCATCCGAACGGACCCCGCTGGCAATATCAAGCCTGACAAAGAAAAATCCACAGAGAAGATTGACGGCGCGGTGGCCACCATCATGGCACTTGACCGGGCAATCCGCTGTGGCAGCGATAATGGTGCTTCGGTCTATGATGACCGAGGCATTTTATTTATCTGATTTTTCCTCTATAACATCCTCGTTGATCAGTTTTCCTGTCTTTTTATAACGAAGGCCATCATCGGTGGCATAAAGTTCTTCACCCAGGAAATATTCCCCGTGATAAAAGTCGGAGACATTCATTTTCAGTGCCTCAATGACCCGGCAGGCCAACTGAAAAGAAGCGGTCATGATATTTCGTTCACCGCTTTCAAAACGCTGATAGCTTTGCAGCCGGATACCGGCGCGTTCAGCTACTTGCTTTTGCGTCAAGCCAAGAATTACTCTGCGCTCAAAAAGGATGCTTTTTGTGTGAGGATGCATAAGGCGATAGCCATCTAAACTTTCAAATTCCATGAAGCGTCCTCCGAAAGTATGAATAATTGATACAAATAATATTACCCCCAACTGGGGGTAATGTCAAGAAAATATGTTATTAAGAAAGGAAGCCTTGTATGGGTATATTTACCGCTCTTTTCAAGTCCAGAGACAAGCCCCAAAACAGTACAGCAGGCAGCGCCTACACCTTTTTTATGGGCGGCACAACCTCCGGCAAAACTGTCACAGAACGATCTGCCATGCAGATGACCGCAGTGTACTCCTGTGTTCGCATTCTGGCAGAAGCAGTGGCAGGACTGCCGTTGCACCTTTACCGGTATAACAGTTCTGGAGGCAAAGAAAAAGCTATCGAACATCCGCTGTACCGGCTGCTGCACGATGAACCAAATCCCGAAATGAGTTCCTTCGTGTTCCGAGAGACCCTCATGACCCATCTGCTCCTTTGGGGTAATGCCTATGCACAGGTGATCCGCAACGGCAAGAATGAAGTCATTGCCCTATATCCGCTTATGCCCAACCGCATGAGTGTGGATCGGGACGATAAAGGTCACCTCTACTATACCTATTACCGTGGCCCGGACGAGGCTATCAAGAGCAAGGAATACGCAGTTACGCTGCAGCCCAGCGATGTGCTACATATTCCCGGCCTTGGTTTTGACGGCCTGGTGGGTTACAGCCCTATCGCCATGGCAAAGAACGCCATCGGCATGGCTATTGCCTGTGAGGAATACGGTGCCAAGTTCTTCGCCAACGGTGCGACCCCCGGCGGCATCCTGGAACACCCCGGCACCATCAAAGACCCTCAGAGAGTCCGGGAAAGCTGGCAGTCTGCCTTTGGCGGCAGTGGCAATTCCAATAAGGTGGCTGTTCTGGAAGAGGGCATGAAATATACACCCATCTCCATTTCTCCGGAACAGGCTCAGTTTCTGGAAACTCGTAAGTTCCAAATTAATGAAATTGCTCGAATTTTCCGAGTGCCACCCCACATGGTCGGTGATCTGGAAAAGTCGAGCTTTTCTAATATTGAACAGCAGTCCCTTGAGTTTGTGAAATACACGCTGGACCCCTGGGTGGTTCGGTGGGAGCAAAGTATCCAGCGAACCCTTTTGTCTTTTGACGAAAAGAACCGGTATTTCGTGAAATTTAATCTGGAGGGTCTGCTACGGGGCGACTATCAGAGCCGTATGAACGGATATGCCATCGGTCGCCAGAACGGTTGGATGTCCGCCAACGACATCCGGGAACTGGAAAATCTGGATCTTATCCCGGACGAGGAAGGCGGCAACCTGTATCTCATCAACGGCAATATGCTCCCCATGCGTGATGCAGGAGCATTCGCCAATACAACCAATGATAACGGGAAGGAGGAAAACCCCAATGAAGAAGTTTTGGAACTGGACGAACCAGGCAGCGACGGAGACGGCTCCGGCAGAACGGATTCTGCATCTGAACGGCACCATCGCCGAGGAAAGCTGGTATGACGATGAAGTGACTCCTCAGCTTTTCAAGGACGAACTCATGTCCGGCACCGGAGATGTGACCGTCTGGATCAACAGCCCTGGCGGTGACTGCGTTGCAGCTGCCCAAATCTACAATATGCTTGTGGAATACCCTGGTAGCGTCACGGTGAAGATCGACGGCATTGCAGCCTCTGCGGCTTCCGTGATCGCCATGGCCGGTGCCAGGGTTTTGATGTCCCCGGTATCCATGCTCATGATCCATAACCCCATGACAGTCGCTTTCGGTGATACCGGTGAAATGCAGAAGGCTATTGAAATGCTGAGTAGTGTCAAGGACTCCATCATCAATGCCTATGAGATTAAGACCGGCTTGTCCCGGACGAAGCTCAGTCATCTCATGGATGCGGAAACCTGGATGGATGCCAACAAGGCCATCGAACTGGGCTTCGCAGACGAAATCATGAAGCGATCCGGTGAAGCAGATGCCATGGGTACACCCAATGTATCCATGCTGTATTCCAAGGCATCCGTCATGAACTCCCTTATGGGTAAGATTGCCGCAAAGTGCAAGATCCAGCCCACCACCGCTTCCCAGGAGCCCGCAGGTCGCTCTGTGGATGCCCTGAAAGCGGATCTGAATACCATCAAAAATTACATTTAATCTGGAGGAAAACACTATGACTATTATCGAAATGCGTAACAAGCGTACCAAGCTGCTGTCTACCATGGATGGTTTCCTGGAAACCCACCGCAATGACAAGGGTGTTCTGTCCGCCGAGGACGATGCCACCTATGCCGCCATGGAGAAGGATCTGGCAGCCCTGAGCAACGAGATCAAGCGTATGGAGCGCCGTGAGGCAATTGACGCAGATCTGTCCAAGCCTGTATCCACTCCCATCACCGGTAAGCCCATGACCACTACCGCCGATGGTGAGCAGACCAAGACCGGCCGTGCTTCTGAGGCTTACGCCAAGGATATGCTGGCTGCCATGCGCTCCAACTTCAAGCGGATCTCCAATGTTCTGCAGGAAGGTGTGGATGCGGACGGCGGCTACCTGGTTCCCGAGGAATATGACCGTCGGCTGATCCAGGCCCTGGAGGAATCCAATATCATGCGTCAGCTGGCCACCCACATCACCACTGCCGGTGAGCGTAAGATCAATGTGGCGGCGACCACTCCTGCGGCAGCATGGATTGAGGAAGGCGGCGCACTGTCCTTCGGTGATGCCACCTTCGATCAGATCCTGATGGATGCCCACAAGCTGCACGTTGCCATCAAGGTCACCGAGGAACTGCTGTACGATAACGCTTTCAACCTGGAAAGCTATATCATCACTCAGTTCGGTAAGGCCCTGGGCAATGCCGAAGAGGATGCTTTCCTCAACGGTGACGGTGTGGGTAAGCCTCTGGGCATCTTCGCCGCCAGCGGTGGCGCGGAAGTTGGTGTGACCGCCGCGTCTGCCACTGCCATCACTGCAGATGAGATCATCAACCTGGTCTACAGCCTTAAGCGTCCCTACCGTAAGAATGCCGCGTTCATCATGAACGACCAGACCATCTCCGCCCTGCGGAAGCTGAAGGATGGTAACCAGGCATTCCTGTGGCAGCCCTCCATGCAGGCCGGTGAACCTGACCGCCTGTTTGGTTATCCCGTTTACACCTCTCCCTATGTGCCTACCATGGCAGCCGGTAAGCCTGTCATCGCCTTTGGTGATTTCAAGTATTACAACATCGGTGACCGCGGCACCCGTTCCTTCTCCGAATTGAAGGAACTGTTCGCCGGTAACGGCATGGTCGGCTTTGTGGCCAAGGAGCGTGTTGACGGCAAGCTGATTCTGCCCGAGGCCGTAAAGGTCCTGCAGATGAAGGCTGCTTAAGTAAGGAGGCGGCAGTGATGGAAGAACTTCTGACAAAGGTAAAACAGAATCTGATTCTGGAGCATACGGCAGATGATGCGCTTTTGCAGAGCTTCATCACTGCCGCCGTTTCCTATGCCGAAAGCTATCAGCACATTCCAGCCGGTTCCTATAGTGACGGCATCATGCCGCCCACTACGGAACAGGCCGTCATTATGCTTGCCTCCCACTTTTATGAGTCGAGAGATGGCAGCACAGGCGGCTTTTTTGCGGATAATGTCCAGGCTTCTCAGCAAGTCTGGACAACCGTCAATCTGCTCCTGCGGCTTGACAGAGAATGGAAGGTGTGACCATGAGTTTCGGAAAAATGAATAGTTTTGCTGACATCATTTCTGTCACCGCAGCCAAAGACAGTGAAGGTTTCTCTACCTTTGAGGATACCGTGATCGCCTCCGTTAGGGTATACAGGGAGGGGCGACACGGGTCCCAGCGGTGGGCTAACCTTGCTACTTTTTCCACAGCTACAGATTTATTCCGTTTCCGGATCATACCGGGTGTCACCATTTCCACAGACCACTTTATTGTCTGTGATGGTGACCGGTTTGAAATCACTTCCGTGGAGAATGTAAAGGGCAAGGGTATGTACCTGGAAGTTCTGGCGAAAAAGGTGGTGCCCACCGTTGGCTAAATGTGATGTAAAAATGCCGGAAGAATTTCTGCTGCAAATCTCCCGACTGGGTAAGGATTTCGATTCCATTGCCGAAACCGTCCTGGAAGCCGGCGGAGAAATTGTCCTGCAGAGGGTTCATGGAAATCTTTCTGCTGTTGTGGGTGCGGATACAAAATATGAATCAAGATCCACCGGCGAACTGGTCGGGTCCCTTGGCCTGTCCCCAGTCAAAATCAATGCCCAAGGTAACCATGACATCAAAGTCGGTTTTGCAGAACCTCGTAAGGATGGCGACAGCAACGCAAAGATCGCCAATATTCTTGAGTACGGCAAGCATGGTCAGCCTGCGAAGCCTTTTCTGAAACCGGCGAAAACGGCATCCCGAAAAGAGTGCATCAGCACCATGCAGCAGAAATTCGAGGAAGAGGTGAAGAAACTATGAGTTTGCTGGCGGATATCCAGACTGTATTTTCCATGTTGGACATTCCGGTCGAGACAGGTGTCTTTAAGGATACCGCACCGGATCACTATGCCGTGATAGTGCCTCTGACGGATACCTTTGCCGTCCATGGGGACAACCGACCGGGATACGATGTCCAGGAGGCCCGGATTTCCCTTTATTCCAAAGGGAACTACATGAAGGATAAAAATCGGATCGTTAAGGCTCTGTTTTCACGGGGCTATACGATTACAGAGCGAAGATACATCGGCTACGAGACCGAAACCGGCTACCACCACTACGCTGTGGATGTGGCCCATTATTATGAAATGGAGGAATGACCTATGGCAACAATTGGTCTGGATAAACTGTATTATGCGCCCATCACCGAGGATGCAGAGGGCAACGAGACCTACGGTACCCCGGTGCAGCTGGCAAAGGCAATGAGTGCGGATCTGTCCGTTGAACTGGCAGAGGCTACCCTGTACGCAGACGATGGCGCTGCGGAAGTGGTCAAGGAATTCAAAAACGGCAAGCTGTCTCTGGGTGTGGATGATCTGGGTGCTACCGTAGCATCTGTTCTCAGCGGCTCCACCATCGACAGTAACGGTGTTGTGGTCTATTGCAGCGAGGACGGTGGCACTCCCGTAGCTATCGGCTTCCGGGCAAAGAAGGCCAACGGCAAGTACAAGTATTTCTGGCTGTATAAGGTGAAGTTCGGTATCCCCGGCACGGTGCTTGCCACCAAGGGCGATAGCATCACCTTCTCCACTCCCACCATCGAGGGTACGATCCTGCGCCGGACGAAGGCAGATGACAACGGCAAGCATCCCTGGAAGGCTGAGGTCACCGAGGGTGATTCCAATGTCACCGCCACCGTTATCACCAACTGGTATAACGAAGTTTACGAACCCACCTATGGTGCGGCTGCACCTGTTTCTGAATAAGGAGGTACTGACCTATGGATATGGAACGTAGTGCCGTGATCACCATCGGCGGCGAAGAATATGCTCTGATTCTTACCACCAAGGCAACTAAGGACATCGCCGGTCGGTACGGCGGTTTGGAGAATCTGGGCGATAAGCTGATGAAGACTGAGAACTTCGAACTGGCGATCTCCGAAATCGTTTGGCTCATCACCCTGTTGGCAAATCAGAGTCTTATGATCCACAACCTCAGAAATCCTGACTCCCGGCATACGCTGCTGACGGAGGAAATGGTGGAGCTGCTGACCACGCCCGTGGAACTGGGCGATTTTAGGAATGCAATCACGGAATGTCTGTTGAAGGGTACGAAGCGGAATATCGAAAGTGAGGCAGACACAAAAAACGCGGCAGTCGGGTAAGTGACGAAGAGTTATTTACCCGACTGCTATATTACGGCATCGGCCAGCTTCATCTATCCTGGGATGAGGTTTGGCTGATGCCTTTTGGCTTGCTCCTGGATCTCTGGGAGTGCCATAAGCAGTATAACGGTATCGCAAAACCCAAACGGGAGGTCTTTATCGATGAGATCATCCCACCCGGCATCTAAGAAGGAGGTGTAGGCTCTTGGCAGATACCTTCGGCTTAAAAATCGGTCTGGAGGGTGAGAAGGAATTTAAGAAAGCCCTCACAGAAATCAACCAGTCCTTCAAGGTGCTGGGATCGGAAATGAAGCTGGTCTCCTCCCAGTTTGATAAAAATGATTCTTCTGCCGAGGCTCTGGCGGCAAAGCATAAGGTGCTTGCCAAAGAGATTGACGCACAGAAGGAAAAAATCGAAATGCTCCGTAAGGCATTGCAGAATGCCACGGAGTCCTTCGGTGAGAATGACCGCCGTACTCAGCAGTGGCAGATCCAGCTGAACAACGCTGAGGCTGCTCTGAACGATATGGAACGGGAAATGGCCCAGACTGCGGATGAGGCAGATGACCTGGGTGAGGAACTGGAAGAATCTGCTGATGCTGCGGAAAAGTCCGGTGACCGGTTTAAGAATCTCGGCTCCATTCTGAAAACAGTCGGAGCAGCTATGGGTACGGTGGTGGTTGCCGCCGGTGCTGCCGCCATCAAACTGGGTACGGAAGTTGTGCAACAGTTTGGTGAGCTGGAGCAGAACCTGGGCGGCTCGGTAGCTGTATTCGGTGAGTACGCTGCGGAGATCCAGAAAACCGGCGAAGATGCCTATCGCAACCTGGGCCTGTCCCAGAGTGAATATCTGGCAACTGCCAATAAGATGGGCGCTCTGTTCCAGGGCTCCGGTTTGGATCAGCAGAAAAGTCTGGAACTGACAACCCAGGCCATGCAGAGAGCCGCGGACATGGCATCTGTCATGGGCATCGATATGTCCATGGCCATGGAGTCCGTTGCCGGTGCCGCCAAGGGTAACTTCACCATGATGGACAACCTTGGTGTTGCCATGAATGCCACCAACATTGAAGCCTATGCCCTGGGTAAGGGTTTTGACTTCTGTTGGAACAAGGCATCCCAGGCAGAAAAGGCCGAAATGGCCATGATGATGTTCCTGGAAAATACCGAGCAATATGCAGGTAATTTTGCCAGAGAAGCGACTCAGACCATAACCGGCTCCATTGGCCTTCTGGAAGCGGCGGTTGGTTCCTTTACTGCCGGTCTGGGCAATGCCGATGCTGATATGGTGAATCTGACAGCGAATGTAGTAGATGCCTTCCAGGCTGTAGTTAACAATGTGGTGCCGATCATCGAAAATGTGATCACTGCGCTACCTACAGCATTGGGGGGCATTTTGTCTGCCGTGGCAGATCTGATTCCTAGTCTCATGACTGTGGTGACGGATCTGTTCGCCCAGGTTCTTTCGATGCTCATGTCGCTGTTGCCGCAGCTGATCCCTGTGGCAGTAGAAGCAGTCATGACCATCGTCAACGCTCTGGTAGAGAATGTGGCTCTGCTGGCTGATGCGGCTTTGCAGCTGATCACCTCTTTGGCTTCCGGTCTTGGTTCGGCTTTGCCGGAACTCATCCCGGCGGCAGTGGAAGCGGTAGTCACCATTGTGCAGGGTCTGGTGGACAGCCTGCCCCTGGTTCTGGATGCCGCCCTGCAACTCATCACCGGACTGGCAGAGGGTCTGCTCAATTCCGTCCCGGTCATCATCGAGGCAATGCCGGAAATCATCGACTCCATCATTGATTTCATTATCAATTCCATTCCGCAGATCATCCAGACAGGCATCCAGCTGCTGACCTCGCTGATCACAGCCCTGCCGCAGATCATTACCACGATCCTGACGGCGATCCCCAAGATCATCGACAGTCTGGTGACCGATCTGCTGAACTCCATCCCGGACATCATTGACACCGGTGTGGAACTGCTGATTTCCCTTATTGAGAACCTTCCGCAGATCATCAGCATCATCGTAACGGCAGTGCCGCAGATTGTCGGTGAGCTGGTCAATACCTTCGCCGCCAATGTTGGTCTGATCATTGCCGCCGGTGTAAAGCTGTTCATTGCGCTGATTGAGAATCTCCCCAAAATCATCGTGGAAATCGTGAAAGCGGTTCCGCAGATTATTGCAGCATTGGTATCCGCTTTCAGTGAAGGTGTATCCCAAATGAGCAGTGTGGGCCAGAACCTGGTTCGGGGCCTGTGGTCTGGCATCCAGTCCCTTGCAGGATGGTTGTGGAACAAGGTGTCTGCCTGGATTAGTTCCATTTGGGATGGAATCTGCAATTTCTTCGGAATCAGATCGCCTTCTCGCGAAATGGCTTGGGTGGGCGAAATGCTGGTCAAGGGCCTGTCCGGCTCCATTGAGGACAATGGTGATGATGCTGTCAGAGCAGCAGAAGCCATGGCCGGCGACATCAACGATGTGATGCATGGTCTGGCTGCGGATCTGTCCACAAGCCTGCCTTCGCAGATCGATGTGAACGGCAGCATCGGCACCAACGGCATTCCCGGTACTACAGCGGCACAGACAGTGATCAACATCTATCCTCAGACTCTGGATGAGGCGACCATCGACTATCTGTTCGTGAAATTCAATGCAAGATTGGGGGCGGCGATTTGAGAAAGTTCTATATGGAAAACAATCTGGGTGTCAGACGTGCCTTAAATGGCGAGTCTGGCATTTTTCTTTCCAACCCCACAGGACTGGGCCTTTCTCTGTCTCCCACCTTTGCGGATCTGCATAAAGGTTTCTTCCGGGCAGTCAGTGGTGAGTCCGAGCCTCAGACAACGGTGGCCTGTGATCTGGTGTTCATAGGAAACAATGCCTATGCGGATTACCGGGAGTTCGTGGATTGGTGTACCGCCTCGGAGGAACTGTTTCTGGTGTATAAGCCCTATGGCACTAAAGAGTTCTTCCGGGGCATCAAGCTGAACTACCTGACCAAGACGGAACTGTCGGACACACGCTGGCTGTCTGTTCCTACTTCCATGGCCTGCGTTACTCCCTGGTATACAGCAACCCCATCCCGGATGACCATGTCCTCCGAGGAAGGCAGTGTGCTTCGCTATCCCTTCCAGTATAACTCCGCACTGATCTACAGTTCCTCCAATGCAGGCAGCATGGCGGCAGATGTCAGCGCAGAAGGTCATATCCCGGCTGCTTTTGTGTTTACCTATGTTGGTGGGATTATCAACCCCAAGCTGATCCTCAAGGGAACGGACTCCGGCAAAGTCTATGGCACCTGTGCTTTGAACCTCACTACAAACAGCGGTGACACCCTTGAGATCTCCACCAAGTACGGCAACAGCTATGTGACCGTAACGGATTCCAACGGCAAGGTCACGGATGCTGTTGCCTATCTGGATCTTGCCTATGAGCCTTTTCCCCGGATTCCCATTGACGAGGACTGTACGCTGTATCTCTCTGCTGACGAAGCAGTGGAGGGTACGGCAACCGTCCGGGTCTATTACTACTATCGGAGTGTGTAACCATGATCGCCTTTGTAAAAAGCAGAAAGAATTTCAAAACAGTCGCTGCGGCAGAGGCTGTGTCCTGGGATGTTCCGATTGCCTCCATTGAGGACGATGTGGGTTCCATCACCCTCTGCGGCACCACGGTCAGCCGGGGCAACGAGGGGGACTTTCTCATCATGAACGGTCACATCTGGCTTATCGACCAGGTGTCCCCGGAAGAGCAGCAGACCGTGGTCAATGTTATGGATGTCCGGTGCGCCTTTGACAGATCCCTGCCTTATACGGAAAGTGATCTGTCCATCGGCAATTATCTGGCCCAGGAGTTGGAGCAGCATTATAAGGCTTGTCCGGACGATGCCTATGCCATGCCGTATTTGCAAATCAGCAATACGGATATGACTGCGTTCCTTGGCCCCACGGTAACAGACGGACTGTACAGTCTCAAAACCTATATGCGAAAGGTCAACCGGCTACGGGATGTGGTGGTTCGGTTTTCTGTATCAGCGGATTCTCTGCTGGTATCCATTGCCCACCGGGATCGTCCAACCCATAACGTTCTTTTTGACGATGGCCGGTCGCAGCTGATTTCTCGCTCCTATAGCCGCTCCTCTGTGGCAAAGGTCACCGCCTACCAAAATGGCACCGGTGTGGATTATTACCTGACAGAGAATGGTGACATCACCACTACGGTGCCGATCCGCAGAGTTGACGGTGAGTGGAGAGTGGTTGCCCTGGAAGAGGAAGCGGATATGGCTGAACGGGTCAGTGATATCTTCTCCCAAAATTCCAACAGCCACAAAATCGAATGGAGAAGCACCCGTCCCTTCGATCTTTACGATAATACCCGGATTCGCTTGGATGGAGGCCTTATGACTTCTTATATCTCTTACATCGGATTCTCCTCTTCGGATAGCCGATTCCATTACAAAAGCGGCGAACTGGCAACCACACTGACAGAACGCCTGAAAGGAGGCAAAGTGTGAGTAATATTCATGGTATTAACTTTGACAACCAGACCGTCACCGCGAAGGATCATGGACGGCTGTTTCAATGTCTGGTGACCGACGGCATTATGAGCGGCTGCGGTGTTTCCTTTAGTGGTACATCACTGACCATTTCTCCCGGTTACTTTATTGCCGCAGGACGGCAGATGAAGCTGACCTCCAACACTACGGTCACAGTAGATGGCGGTACCAGTGGCTATGCAAGAGTCCTGCTGAAGCTGGACTTTACCCAGGTAGCCACAGCAGACACCTTTGAACAGGCGGACTTTGTGGTGGAGTATGCTTCCTCTGAAGCCGCTTTTTCTTCTCTGACTCAGGAGGACATCAACGGCACCGGAACACAGTATGAGTTTGTGTTCTGCACCATGACCCTGGGCAGTGCAGGTATCGCTTCCATTATTTCCACAGCAGCAGAATCCATGGTGTATCTGCCTGTAATTACCAGTGACCATCTGGGCAGTGCCTGTGTAATCACCGGAAAGATCGCCAGCAACGCTGTTACCTCCGGCAAAATCGCATCCGCAGCGGTCACCACTGAAAAACTGGCAGACGGCGCAGTTACCACGGCGAAGATCACGGATGCCAATGTTACCTCTGCCAAAATTGCGGATGCCGCAGTGATCGCGGCTAAAATCGGCAGTGGTGCGGTTACCACTGTGAAGATCGAGGATCTGAATGTGACCACAGCCAAGATTGCTGCCGCTGCTGTTACTACAGCAAAAATCGCAGACGGCGCAGTAACCATTGCCAAGGGTGGCACAGGCTCCAGTAATGGTGCTACCGGCCTTGCCAATCTGCTGGCGGCTGGCTACACGGTGTTGAGCGCCAACCAGTATGGTACCGCACTGCCCACTGCCGGTACTGCTGGCAGAATTTTCTTTAAGAAGGTGTAATTTATGCCATCGATGAGTGCGAGTGTAATCGGTTGGAGAGCCAGAGCCAACAAAATTTGGTATCCCACAAGTGGTTCCTGGGTCTCCGACGGTAGCAGTACCGGTATCAATGTCTCCATCTCCGATCCCAGCGGAAATAACAAGTACGGTGTCATTATAAAGGTCACCACACCCAACGATACAAAGGTGGGCAGCATTTCAGCTTTGTCCGTTACCTTTGAAGCCTACAGCCGAGGTACCACAACCGGTGCCTTATACGGTAGTCTCCGTACCACTTATACGGATAGTGACTCCGGTGATGTCTACAGCGATTTTCGAACCAATGCCATAGGCAGTGAGGCAAGTAAAACCGGCATTTCTACAAGTTCTACCTCACCCACCACGGTGACCATGACCTTTTCCGGGTCCTTCAGCAAAAACACATCGTATTATCTGTTTTTGTATACCAAAAGTACCAGTCATATTTTTGGTATGAACAATGCCTGGAATGGTTCGTCCAGTATTACCTACACCACAAAAACATATGCGATTCAGTACAATGCCAACGGCGGCAGCGGTGCGCCCAGTACCCACTATAAAACCTATGGTGTGTCCACGACTATCAGCACCACGAAGCCGACTAAGAGCAATGCTTCTGCGGGATCGTATACGGTGACGCTGAATGCAAATGGAGGAACCTGTAGCAGCAGTTCCTTGTCTGCGGCAAGGACTACGAAGTATACCTTCAGTAAGTGGAACACCAATTCCAGCGGTACCGGCACCAGTTATAATTCCGGCGCTACCTATTCAACCAATGCTGCGTTGTATCTGTATGCCATTTATACCTCGTCTACAACCACAGCAGCGGTGTCCTTGCCGACACCTACCCGGAGCGGCTATGAGTTCCTGGGCTGGGCAACGAGTAGCACGGCATCCTCCGGTACGACCGGAAGCTACACCCCCACCGGCAATGTGACCCTCTATGCCATTTGGGGATCTTTGGGTCTGGTGTATATCGACAGCGGCTCGGCTTATGAGGGTTACCAGATTTATATCGACAACGGCTCCAGTTGGGATCTGTACGCACCGTACATCGATAACGGGAGCAGTTGGGATTTATACAGTTAATTTATTAGGAGGAAATGATTATGAAAGAAATTTGGAATGGAATTCAGATGGCCTTTGCCGCCCTGGGTGGTTTCCTTGGGTGGTTCCTGGGTGGCATGGATGGTTTCCTTTATGCCCTGATCGCCTTTGTGGTCATCGACTACATCACCGGTGTCATGTGTGCGGCAGCAGATCACAAGCTGTCCAGTGCGGTTGGCTTCCGGGGCATCTGCCGGAAGGTGCTGATTTTCTGTATGGTGGGCATGGCAAACATTCTGGATGTAAATATTCTGGGAGAAGGCAGCGTTCTGAGGACCGCTGTCATTTTCTTTTATCTGTCCAATGAAGGTGTGTCCATGCTGGAAAACTGCGCCCATCTTGGTCTGCCTATCCCCGAGCAGATGAAGAATATCCTGGCACAGCTGCATGAGCGGGAGGACACCTGATGGCCTATACGAACAGCCCTCTGGTGGCATACACCAAGATCAGCCCCAACCGATCCAGTCCCCGAAATCACTGCATTGATCGCATCACGCCCCACTGTGTTGTGGGGCAGTGCAGTGCGGAGAGCCTGGGCGCGCTGTTTGCCGATCCGGACAGGCAGGCATCTTCCAACTATGGCATCGACAAGGATGGCCGGGTGGGTATGTACTGCGAGGAGAAGGATCGCAGCTGGTGCAGCTCCAATAGGGAGAATGACCATAGAGCAATTACCATTGAGTGCGCCAGTGACACCAAGCATCCCTATGCCATGTATGATGCGGTGTATGATTCTCTGGTAGAACTCTGCACCGATATCTGTAAGCGAAACGGGAAAGCCAAGCTGCTCTGGATTGCTGACAAAGCCGGTGCGTTGGCATACGAGCCTGCGGCAGACGAGATGCTGATTACCGTTCACCGGTGGTTTGCCAACAAGTCCTGCCCCGGTGACTGGCTGTACTCCCGGCTGGGTGATCTTGCAAACCGGGTGACCACCGCCCTTGGCACTGTGCAGACCGCACCTGCTCCGGAGCAGAAACCACAGACCACTTACCCTGAGAAGCTGACGGAAGGGCTGTACCGTGTCCGGAAGAACTGGTCTGACGGTAACCGTGGCCAGATTGGGGCATACCGGTTCCTTTCTAATGCAAAGCGCAAGGCGGACAACCATCCCGGCTATAAGGTGTTTACGGAAGACGGTACCGCCATCTACCCGGAAGAAGTCCCTGTCGAGCCGGAGGAAACTGAGGAGGAATCCGATGAGGCAAATATCTATACCGTCCGGAAGGGGGATACCCTTTACGAAATCGCCAAGGCCCTGCTTGGTGACGGCAGACGGTATCCGGAGATTAAGGCCCTCAACGGACTGACCACCAACACTATCTATGTAGGTCAGGAATTGAAGATTCCCAAGTAATCCCAAACCCATCCCGGATTGAGCAATCAGTCCCGGATGGGTGTTCCTTTTACTAAGGACAATCCTAACGAATGATGCGGTAACCGCAGGGGAGGTATATATGACGGAATATGAAAAATACGAAATTGCCAGGTTGCGGCGGGAGGGTATGAGCGCAAACAAAATCGCTCAAGCGCTGAATCTTCCCATGAATCGGGTCCGTAGCCATATACGGCGGCATCCTTTGGATTCAGTTAGAGCTAAGAAATGTCTGCAGTGCCGGAAACCCCTGACACAGGTGCCGCACCGGAAGGAACGGAAGTTCTGCTCCGACAAGTGCCGCATGGCATGGTGGAACAGCCATCCGGAACTGGTAAAAAGAAAAGCCTACTATGACAAGGTTTGCCCATGGTGTCACAGAGCATATAAAAGCTACGGAAAAAAGAATCGAATTTACTGCTCCCGAAAGTGCTATGCAGATGCCCGACGGAAAGAGGTGCTTCGTCTTGAATGAATATAGAAAACAGTTGATTTCCTATCAGATTACCATGTCTATGGTGCGGAATATGCTCTCGGATGGCATTATCTCTGAGGAAGAGTACGATAAAATTGATACAATAATGACCAAGAAGTACGGAGTATCTTCGTTCAGTATATACCGCTGATTTTCGAAGAATTTAGTGGCTATTCTGAACTTTTTACGGTAATATGTCACACTACAAGGAGGGATGATCATGGAACGGATTGTTCAAAAACTTGATGTAATCGTACCGACCCAACCGAAAGTAATGCGGGTCGCTGCATACGCCCGCGTGTCCAGCGGCAAGGATGCCATGCTCCACTCTCTGTCGGCGCAGATTAGCTATTACAGCGAAATGATTCAAAATCATGGTGGCTGGCTGTACTGTGGTGTGTTTTCGGATGAGGCAATTACCGGCACCAAAGAAGACCGGCCTGGATTTCAGGGTCTTATGGCGCAGTGCAGGGCAGGTAACATAGATTTTGTGATTACCAAGTCCATTTCACGGTTTGCCCGGAATACGGTCACACTGCTGGAAACCACACGGGAACTGAAAAGTCTGGGTGTGGATGTTTTCTTTGAGGAACAGAATATCCACACCATGAGTGCCGATGGAGAACTGATGATGACGATCCTGGCTTCTTATGCCCAGGAGGAAAGTCGGTCTGCCAGTGAGAATATGAAATGGCGGATTCGGAAGGGATTTGAAAACGGTGAACTGGTCTGTCTGCGCTATATGTTTGGCTACATTATAGCGGATGGGGAAGTAAAAATAAACCCTGCGGAAGCGATAATTGTCCGGGAGATGTATAACCGGGCAATTGACGGTGAGAGCCTTGCCTCCATAGGAAGGGACATGGAAAGCCGGGGAATCGTGGGGCGGCAGGGCGGCAAATGGCCATCCCAGAGAGTAAAGGAAATTCTTTCCAATGAAAAATATACCGGCAATGCCCTGCTACAGAAGCATTACCGGAATAACCATATTGAAAAGAAGAAAACGAAGAACAGAGGAGAACTGCCTATGTTCTATGCGGAAGGAACCCATCCGGCGATCATTGATATGGATACCTTCCGGAAGGCCCAGGCTGTGTTAAAGCGGCTGGAACTGAAACATCAGAACATGGCGGCACCGGAGCATACCCCTTTTCGTGGAAAGCTGGTCTGCGGCAACTGCGGGGCCAATTATAGGCGCGTCACCAACCATGGCAGAAAGGCCTGGAACTGTGGAACATTCCAGACAAAGGGAAAAGCAGCCTGCCCGGCTCGGCAGATCCCGGAAAGCGAATTATACAGAACAGCAACGGAAGTGCTGGAGCTTCCGGAGTTTGATCCTGTTATTTTTGAACGGAATATCAGGCAAATTCTGGCAGAACGGGACAACACGATAATTTACTGCTTTCATGACGGCAGACGGATTGTGAAGCAGTGGATGGTTCGCTCCCGGTCAGAAAGCTGGACAGAAGAACGCAGGGCAGCAGCACGTCAGCAACAAATCCAAAGGAGGTCTGAGTAATGGCACGAGCCGTCAGGGCGGTCACAATTATACCACCTACCATCAACCCTTTAACCAAATTATCCACCACAGCGGTTGTCCAACGGCGCGTGGCAGGCTATGCCAGAGTATCCACGGACAGCGACGAGCAGTTCACTAGTTATGAGGCCCAGATTGATTATTATACCCAGTACATCAAACGGCGTTCCGATTGGCAATTCGTAAAAGTATATACGGATGAAGGTATTTCCGGTTGTAATACAAAGCACCGGGAGGGCTTCAATGAAATGGTAGCGGATGCCCTAAACGGAAAACTGGATCTGATCGTAACCAAGAGCGTCAGCCGCTTTGCCCGCAATACGGTGGACAGCCTTACAACCGTCCGTAAGCTGAAGGATGCCGGTGTGGAGGTTTTCTTTGAAAAAGAAAATATTTATACCTTCGATAGTAAAGGCGAGCTGCTGATTACCATTATGTCCAGCCTTGCCCAGGAGGAAAGCCGCAGTATTTCCGAGAATGTTACATGGGGCCAGAGAAAACGGTTTGCAGACGGCAAGGTGAGCCTTCCGTACAAACAGTTTCTTGGATACCGTAAGGGCGCGGACGACCTGCCAGAAATCGTTCCGGAGGAAGCAGAAATCGTCCGGTTGATTTACAGATTATTTCTGGAGGGAAAAACACCCGGTGGCATAGCCCGGCTCCTGACAGAGATGAAAATACCCACACCTGCCGGGAAAGAGAAATGGCCCTCCAGTACAATTGAGAGCATCCTGACTAACGAGAAGTACAAGGGTGCGGCATTACTACAGAAGGGCTATACGGTCAATTTTCTGACAAAGGAAAAACGCTGCAATCGTGGTGAAATTCCTCAGTACTACATAGAACATAGTCATCCGGCCATCATCCCTCCTGAGGATTGGGAACTGGTACAGGCAGAGATGCAACGCAGAAAAGCGTTGGGCAGAAAATACAGTGGATGCAGCATCTTTTCCAGTCGGATCGTCTGCGGAGACTGCGGTGAATTTTACGGTCCCAAGCAGTGGCATTCCGGAACGGCGCACCAGAAGACCATGTGGCGGTGCAATCATAAATATTCAGATGGGAAAACCTGCAATAGTGCGATGATTTCGGAAGATCAGATAAAGGCTGGATTCCTTACGGTTATGAATAGAATGCTGATTAACCGGGATGCGGCCATAGAGGACTGCATCCTCATTCGGAATATGCTTGCAGACTGCACTGCCATTGATGCGGAAATGGAAACATTAAGCCAGGAAATGCAGATCGTCAGCGAACTGACCAATCGGTGTATTGAAGATAATTCCCGGAGGGCACAAGACCAGACGGAGTTTACCCGCCGATATAACAGCTTGGTTGAGAGATATGACGCAGCCAAGGCCCGGTACGATTCCATTGGGGAAGAGCGGGACAAAAAAGAACTGGCGGCTGTCCGTATCGACGCTTTTGTAGGTCAGCTTCGTGAAGGAAAGGATATATTGCAGAAATTTGATTCCAAGCTATGGATTGCGGCTGTTGATACTGTAACCGTTTATGAAGGTGGAAAAATGGTATACCGATTGGTTACTGGAGTCGAGCTAGTAGTCTGATCCAAATTACGAATCCCACAGATCCATTACGGGTCTGTGGGAATTTTTTATTTTATTTCCTGCTCCAATGAATCAAATTCTGGAGTCGAGAAAAATTCACCCAAAGTGATTTCAAAACCGTCACATAGTTTTTTGATCGTAACGGTTCCGGGATTTTTACTTTCTCCATTCAAAATACTCTTCACAGTAGCTTGTGGCACAGCGGAGATATTACTGATAGCATTGGGGGTGAGTCCTCGCTCTGTGCAAAGCTGCCTTATACGATTTGCGATTGTTTCTCTGGTATCCATAGGAAACCTCCGGACGATTTATCACTGATATGATAACCTATCCGAAGTTTATGCATTAGTGATACTTCACTAATCGGGCAATTTGTGTTATATTAGTGATAAATCACTATCTTGCGCAGGTGATTTTATAAGGCAAACTGGCTTACAATTTATCCGATTATCGATAAATTGGAGGTCATTTATGGAATATGGATACATAAGAGTTTCTACGCGGGATCAGAATGAGCAACGACAAGTTGTCGCCCTTTCCGAGTATGGCATTTCTAAAAAGAAGATTTATATGGATAAGCAGTCCGGAAAAGACTTTGAACGCCCAAACTACAAGCGATTAATTCGCAAACTAAAAAATGGAGATACGCTTGTGATAAAAAGCATTGACCGGCTTGGCAGGAATTATGATGAGATTTTAGCACAGTGGCGTTTGTTAACCAAGGAAAAAGGTGTTCATATTGTTGTTTTGGATATGCCTCTTTTGAACACGCAACAGGACCGCGACTTGACCAGCACTCTGATTTCAGATATCGTCTTACAGCTATTATCCTATGTGGCACAGACAGAGCGGGAATTTATTCGGCAGCGACAAGCGGAAGGAATTGCGATAGCAAAGGAAAAGGGCGTACGCTTTGGCCGTCCCCCGATGGAGCGGCCACAGCAGTATGAAGCACTTAAGCAACAATGGGAACGAAATGAAATATCAGCCCGGGCCGCTGCGAGAATTTTAGGGATTACTCATAAGACTTTTTTGAATTGGATTAATGAAAAAACGGGTAAATAAGTACAGTTTAATATCCACTAACACTTGAAAAAAATGTTGACTGTGGCTATAATATAAACATTCATAATTTCGACATAAATCGTGTGGTTAGCAAACTGTACTTTATTACCCATTTGATTGAAGGAGGCTTTACTCATGGGAGAGGTTGTCCGGTACTCGGAGCGAGAGCAAGCATGGCAGCGATCTGAATTGCGGGTTAAAAGTGAACAGCAGCTGGCACAGGGATTTCATGTGGCAGATGTTTATTTAAATCGTACATATTTGGACCAGTTCTCTGCTGCGCCGATTGTTGCAGCCAATCGGGCTGTTATGGATGTTTCCAAACTTCGAATCATTGAAATATCTAAACTTGTTTTTGATGCAAGTGAAAGATTTACTGACAAGTTGATGAGCGTCTATTCTGCAATTTACAATCTGGACAGTTCTGTGGCACTCATAATTGATAGTGATGGAAATGAAGTTCGGTTTTATATTGGTACGAGGTCTGATAAAAACACTGCAATTGCGGGGGATATCTTAGAGGCTACATTAAAAGGTAATTTCCCGGGTGTTGTCTATAAGTCCTTGGATGCAGGAAGCACAAACCGATTTGTTGCAGATATAAAAAATAGCGGTATCAAAAGTATGGCTGCAGTATCGGTTGTTCCATCCATTCGGGAGAATAGTGATGGCGAAATAGAAGAATTCGTGCAGGGTATCGAAAAATTCATTGATACAATGAGTGGCCGGACATACACGATGGTGTGCCTTGCAACTCCGGTTGATCCTGCAACTATGCAAAAGCGCAAGCATGGATTTGAGGAATTGTGTTCTTCGCTGTCCCCCCATGCGAAGTTATCTGTTGCTTATGGCGAAAATGATAGCGTAGCAGTCAATACCAGCGTCTCTTCCAGTTTTTCCAAATCTGTTAACCGTAGCGTCAGCAATTCTAACAGCACTAGCACATCTCGTTCCAGTGGTACAAATTCCAGCGAGAGTACCAGCGGTAGTTGGAATGGGGGATATTCCGAAGATGGTAGCAGTATGGGATGGGGTATCAATAATGGTTATTCCAGTGGCTCATTTGATTCCTACACCTCCGGAAGTGCATTTACCAGGTCTTTCTCCGATAGTTCTGGGACAAGCACATCTGACAGCACAACTAAAGGCGAGACTACAACAAAGGGTTCATCCAAAACGATTACATTGAGTTTTGAAAATAAGGGCGTTTCCAATCTTATGGAAAGGGCCAAGGCGCAATTGGATCGTTTTAAGAAAAGTGAGTCCTTTGGAATGTGGGAATTCTGTGCCTATTTTATGTCCCGAGATATTAATACTACAGCGTTGGCCAGCAACGCATATAAGGCACTTGTGACAGGCGATGAATCCAATGTAGAAAGTGCCCATCTTAATATTTGGTCACTTAACAAGAGTGAATCGATTGAAAGAATACTGAATAACATTTTATATTTTGTGCATCCCTCTGCGGAAATGCCCTCTTTTGAAGGAGGCTTTGCAAAGCAAACTGTTACGCCGACGAATCTCGTCAGTGGCAATGAATTACCGCTGGTAATGGGTTTCCCCAAAAAATCTGTATCGGGTTTGGCCGTTGTCGAGATGGCAGAGTTCGGTAGATCTGTTGTATATGAAAATAAGATTCCACAGAGAAAAATAGAGTTTGGCAGCATCTATCATATGGGCATAACAGAAAAAACTCGTGTCCAGATGGATTTGGATTTGCTTGCTTCCCATTGTTTCATAACTGGTTCTTCTGGCTCTGGTAAATCATATGCAACTTATCAATTGCTGGAGTCTGTTTTGCGCAATGATGTAAAGATAATGATTATCGAGCCAGCGAAGGGCGAATACAAACAAATCTTCGGTGGTCTAAAAGGAATTAAAATTTTCACTACTGATCCAAACGCATACCGAATTCTTAGAATTAACCCCTTCCAGTTCCCGGATAATATTCATCTATTATCCCATATTGAACAGTTATTGCAGATTTTTAATGCTTCTTGGCCCTTGTATGCTGCAATGCCAGCGATTTTGAAGCAGGCAGTTGTTGATAGCTACACTCGTTGTGGCTGGGACGTACAGAATTCTATTTGGATTCCTGGTATCTGTGACCACAAGTATCCTGTGTTTGCTGATGTACTGAAAATCCTGCCAGATATTATCAATACCTCTGATTATTCTGCGGATTCCAAAGGCGATTACAAGGGTGCATTACTTACCCGCGTACAATCTATGACCGTTGGTATTAACGGCGTAATCTTTAAAAATAGTGTTGGTATTGATGATTCTTTGCTGTTTGATTCCAATGTTGTTATTGACTTGAGCGAATTGGGTTCTGACGAAGCAATTGCGCTGATTATGGGTGTACTTATTATGAAACTTAATGAGTACAGAAAATCCCAGAGAAAAGCCAACAGTCACTTGAAACTGAATTCGCAGCTCCGTCATATTACTGTTCTGGAAGAAGCACATAACCTTCTGAAGCGCACATCAAAGGATCAGAATCAAGAGGGTGCTAATATGGTCGGCAAATCGGTCGAAATGATTAGTAACTCTATTAAGGAAATGCGTACATACGGCGAAGGATTCGTCATTATCGATCAGTCGCCCATGGCGGTAGATACTTCAGCTATTGAAAATACTGCAACCAAGATTATTATGAACACGCCCGCAAAGGATGCGTGCGAAGAACTGGGCAGTGCTCTATCTTTGAATGAAGAGCAGACTGCAGAGCTTTCGCGCTTGAATGTTGGTGTTGCAGCTGTTTTTCAAAAGGGATGGCTTGCGCCTGTCCTGATGAAAGTTGATATGTGGGATGATCGATATGAAACCAACCTGGAGTTGACTGATCCTGCAGACCTGCGCTCTGTAAAGGGAAGTTTGTTGATTGCCCTTTACGAGCAAAAAGCAGCCAACAGATTTTCCCCGATGAAGCTACGGTCGATTACGCGTGCTTCATCACTGCCTGTAGATAAAAAACGTGAACTTGATGATATCATCCTGTCTTATAATGATAGATTCACTGCTGGTATCCCGTTTGACAAAAAACATTTTGGAAATTTACTTCTTGAGATGATCGGCTGTGAGCAGCTTTTTGCTGTAATTCCTTTGGACGGAATACCAACATACAAGGAATTCATGGAATACGACGCAGGAACGAAAGAATTTTCCAGATTGATGGAAAACTACGAAACAGGCTCATTTGCATGGCTTGAAAAGTTTATGTCTGCGCTCTCTTTCTATGTAACACTTTCCGATGAGGCTGTGATTGCAGAAACTGTAGTAGATTTGCTGTATGTTTGCGGATCAGGTGGCAATATTTCAGATCCAGCAAAAACCAAATTACCGATGCTTTGTAGAATGGTATATCGCAAGTTGGGTCTATCGCTCAAATAATGAGGAGGTAAACTTATGTCTATTGGAAATTTCAGTGAGAGCCGGGAAGGTAGCGACAATAATGAATCCCGCATGGAAAATTCTGAAAAGAAAAACGAGCAAAAAACTGAATCTTCCGAACAGCGTAATGAAAATGTGGATTCCAAAATGGATGAACATGAGTCCAAGCAGGAAAAACAATCGGATAACAAAGAATCCAAAAAAGATAGTTCAGAAGAAAGTGAGAAACAAGGCGTATGGGATAAGTTAAAATCTTTCTTTAAGAAAGATGGAGGCGAAGATCGTGGCGAGAAAAGTGATGACGGCAAGGAAGATTCTGCAGATAAATCCGATCCAGTAAAGAGCTTTAAGGATAGAATGAAGGAGGGTGCGCCTTCGATGGAACAGCAGGCTGCAGATGCAAAGAAAATGGAAGGCCGCGATGAGTATCTGAGAGATCGTGAGATGTCTGATCGCGCAAATGAACAGAATCCCAACAGGAAATCCTGGGAAATGTCCTCCGAGCAGAAGGCAGCTTTTGATCAGGGCACAAAGGAAGTTTTGGATAAATACCGTAGCCAGAATTAACAATATTATAGTGAAGAAGGTGGGCATTTGTCTAGTCTTGTCGAATTGCAGTATGACCCGTATGTTCCTAGGCTGAAAATCTTACTGAATGGAAAGCAACCGCCGGACTTCAGTCAGCTGGTACAGTTTACTGATGAAGATATATGGCTTTGGAGCCAACTAATCCTGGATGCTATCTACGCTGAAATTCGTGACGATTTTTACCTGGAATTTTCTGGAACTGCTGTTGATGCGGAAATATTGCGCTACGAATGTAACAAGCATCCGCACTGCCTGGCATTTAAAGAAACCGCATTTACTATTGACGAACCATTGCAAAAGCGTTTGGGACGGCTAAACCAATTCATAAAGAAGCGCGGCATCATTGATTATTATAAAACGATTATTGATGCAACATTTATTCTTCCGCAGAATTTGCAGCACCTTATTGAAGATATCACAAGTATTGATATAGGAAATCTGTTCTGTGCGGTTCGAATTGAAACATCAAAGGGTAATAACATTGCTTTTGATGATGGAGAGAGTAGCTACTTATATTCATTAGCAGATAACTTTGCTAGTGCGTTAAAGCCATTTGGTCGCATTATCCATAAAAATATTGCATTTGCAATTTGCGTTGGTCAGCAGGAGCGGTTTTGTGGAATTCAGGATAATGTGATTTTATGGGAGACCACAGAGGATGGATTAATAAACACCATTTTTCAGTGTTTCCTGACAGCACCCTTGCTTAAAGCATTTCGTTGTTGTATCACCAGCCTTCCTGCTTCACAAAGGGAATCAGATGATTTCCTTCTGGTTTCTCAGGTTGAACCCAAAATTGTTGTTTCTGTAGATTCGCGTATTGAAACAGGAAAGAGCGCTGCCATAAATATATCGCTGAATCCACCCATGGGAAATATCCCCAAATTAACTTTTAATACAATCAACCATAGTGTAGCAGATTGTGATGGAATCAGTGTATTCGGTAAGCATAAAGGTTTAACAACCTTAGAAGTATATCGATACGGAGAGAAAAAACCTTTCTTTACACAAGACATTGAAATTTTTACGAGAAACAGAATTAAGACAATTATTCTTTCTGAGGATGAGGTTGTCATTGGCGTGGGGGATGTATTCAGGCTGAGCAGAGACTTCATTCCTGACAATGCTGATAATGTAAATATGATTCAGTGGAAATCAACAGATGACAACATTGCCAAGGTGGATCAGTCCGGCAAGATACAGGCTATTGGGGTAGGAACCTGTAGAATTCTCTGCACTGCTGAAAATGTTTCTTCTTCGTGTTCCTGTACAGTTAGACCTTATTTGGAAGAAATTACAACAGACATTGAAGAAAATAAAATTCTGCTACGTCCTGCTGAAGAGCGTCATTTTCAAGTGTGGCTTACACCGGGCAATTGCATTGACAGCACATTGGAATATGTCAGTTCGAACTATGATATTGTTAATGTTGTCAACAATACACTATTGGCAAAAAATGAGGGATCGGCAACAGTCACAATTCGCAACAAAACAAAACGGCGTTCAATTACGATTTTCGTGACGGTTGAAAAGGAAAAAAAGAAAAAAACGGGATTCTTTCAATCATTGTTCAGCAAAGAGTAGAACAGGATGCCTAGTAGGGAACCATATTTTATACAAAGGAGCGAAACAATGGGTAAATATATTGGTATTGATCTAGGTACAACATTTTCTTGTATGGCCTATATCGATGACAATGGTCAACCGATCATTATCCCCAATAGCGAGGGAGACAATACCACTCCTTCTAGTGTCCTATTTGAGGATGGGTCCACGATTGTCGGCAAAGAAGCAAAAAGCCAAAGTATTATGGAGCCGGACAATTTCGAACAATTTGTCAAGCGGCATATGGGTGAGAGAGATTATTTTTTCACCACAAGTTCTGGTGAAAAATTCACCCCAGAAGCAGTTTCAGCAATTATCCTTTCTAAAATGAAAAAGGATGCGGAGAGTTATCTGGGCGATTCTGTTGATGGGGCAGTTATTACAGTGCCTGCTTATTTTAATGAAGCACAGAGAAAAGCAACAATGGATGCGGGCCAGATTGCAGGACTGAATGTATTGGCAATCATTAATGAGCCTACTGCAGCGGCACTGGCGTTTGGTATTTCCAAAGGATCTGACCAGGAACAGATCGTTATGGTATATGATTTGGGTGGCGGTACTTTCGACGTTACGGTAATGAAATTTAACAGTGAAAACATTACCGTTCTCAGCACTGTTGGTGATAGAAAGTTAGGCGGATTTGACTTTGATACCCGAATCATAAATGCTGTCATCGAGGCGGCACGCGAAAAAGGACTCGATATCACACGAGATCCCATTGCTCGTCAGGATCTTCAGCTGAAAGCTGAAGAGGCCAAAAAAGCCCTGTCAGCAAAGGATAAAACCAATATCATGCTTAACATTGGTGGCCGGCCCTTTAAGTATACACTTACAAGGGATGACTTTACTGATATGGTTGAGCCATTACTGTTCAAAACAATCAGCAGCATGGAAACTGCTTGTGACGAGGCCGAGATTGAGTATTCTGATTTGAATAAAATTCTGCTTGTTGGTGGCTCCACCCGAATGCCGCTGGTGAGAGAAGCAATTTTGGACGAAACAGGAATTAACCCATCTTCCGAGGTTCATCCTGACGAAGCGGTTGCTATCGGTGCTGCGTACTATGTTCTTGATGTTTTGAAAACCAAAAAAGCGCAGGCTGCGGCTGCTGAAAAAACAGCAAGTGCAGCAGATAAAAAGGTTCTGGACGTTGTTATCCCCGAAACAGCAAAACAGTATAGCTTTACTGATGTCACTTCCCATGGAATTGGCATAGTGTGTTTCATTGATAACGAAGAAGTGAATTCCGTCATACTTCCCAAAAACACCCAAGTGCCGGCAGCTGCAACCAACCAATATGCAACGACTGTTCCGTACCAGGAAAAATTGTATATCCGGATTACTCAGGGCGAAGAAGAGGATCTTCGGTATGTTACTGTAATTGGTGAAGCAGAAATTGAAATTGAGCCTCGCGAGAAAATAGTCGGCATCGAAGTTACCATCTCTTGCGATGAAAACTCCATTATTCATGTTCGTGTCTATGATTTGGACAAGCGCCGGGATCTGGGAGAAATGAAAATCGATCGTGTTTCCAACCTCTCTGAGGAAGAGGTTAAGCAAAATCAGCGCAGAATCAGCAAACTTGATATCAGTGGAGAATAAGGAGGAACCAGTATGCAATTATCTATGAAAGCAAAGAGCTTCACGTTCAGCGACAAGTTCACCATCTGGGACGAGGATGGCAATGACAAGTACTATGTTGTTGGATCCATGTTCGGCTCTGGTAGCCATCTTCATATCAGGGATACCAATGGTAATGAAGTAGCTTCTATTAGGGAAAAAATTATTACCCTTAAGCCTAAGTACTACATCTATGTTGGCGAAGAACAGATTGGCCAGATTGTAAAGGAAACCACCCTGTTTAAGTCAAAGTATAAGGTGTCCGGTGTTGACTGGGTTATCAAGGGAGACATTGATGACCATAAATACAGCATTATGAAGGATAAGGTTACAATCGTTTCTGTGAAGAAGAAGCGGTTCTCTCTCACTAACAGCTATGTGCTTGACATCGAAGATGACAAGGATGAACTTCCTGCGCTGGCAGCTGTGCTTGCCATCGATATGGTTACATATTACGGCAAATAAATATAGAAAGAGGAAATTACGATGACTGTAACAGTTGATCTCTACAAGGAGTTAGGGCTTGACCGCTCTTGGGATGAGACTACCATTAGAAACAAGCTGAAAGAATTGAATAAATTCTGGACTCGTCGGCAGAGTGCTTGTAATGATAAAGAGCAGCTTATGTATATCGATACCATGTTTGATCGTATCGAATCGGCTCTGGCAAAGCTGACAAAAGCAACTAAGCGCAAGCAGTATGACAAAGCGCTGGATGAAGCCTATAAGAGCGGCAAAATCAAAGATAAGATTGAAGAAACTCTTCGTACTGCTCTTGAACAGGCTATGGCATATTATCGCAAGGGTAATATCAAGCTGGCAACTCAGCAGGCAAAAGAAGCTGTGGATGGCCAGATCAATGATCCGGCAGCATACGACCTCTTGGCTAGATGTTACTATGATGTAGATAAGAACGAACAGGCGTTGGCTGTTGTTGATCAGGGCCTGGGAATTTTTGCTGATAATCTGAAATTGCATTGGCTGGGTGCCCGTATTGCAACTCATGGTATGCAGAATTATGAAGATGCCCAGCGACGTGTCAATGTGCTGCTTGAGATGGCACCTAATAGTGCAATTGCTCATTCTGAACAGATTTATCTGCATCTCAGAAAGGGCGAAGAGGAACTGGCATTCCAGGAAATTGATACATACATCGCAGCGCATCCTGACGATGCAGCATTTAAGCAGGCTGTTGCTTATGATCTGAATGCACATTCCAACAGTTGCTTCGAATATGATCAGGCAAGTGATGCCTACTTCATCAAGAGCGATGAGGCCTGCGAACGTTGCGTGACCCTTCGTACCAAGGCTGAGTCTATTTTCTCTGACGAAGTTACCCGTAAGGAATTGAATGATGCCAAGAAACTGGCTGAAAAGCAGTGGAATGACTGGAACACCGAAAGCGTCAAGTCCCTTGCAATTTATGGCGGTTTGCTTGCCATCCTGTACTGGCCTGTCGGTCTGATTTTGTTGATTTTGGATGCAGTCCTAGCATTTAACAGTTATATTCCCTATTGGAGAGTATATAAGGCCTATGTTACAGGTGATCCTGGTCCGCTGGTCTCCACTGTTGGTACTATTGGCGATTACGCAGCTGTCTTTGCTAAGTATTTCTTCAAATTCATCATCTGGGTTTACAAGGTGTTTATTAAGATTTTCCTGTTCATTGGCAAGATTATCATGAGAGGTTAATATAATCGGTTACTGCCCGGCAATTCCTTTGTCGGGCAGTACTTACAATTGAGGTGAATCTCATGTCATTTGATAAATTGAGAGAATCGGGGGCAGTCGAAACGCAAGAAAATCCTGCGACTGATGATTGGGTTGGTAATTTGGATAGCGATATGGTGGACTCAAAATTAGACGAATTTGAGTCAAGTTCGGATGATAGTGCGGAAAAAACAGTATCGAAACGCGAGTTGCATGATCAAGTTTCACAGTTATCAGGTAGATTTACAATGAATTCCCGGGCGACGCTCCAACATAGGGTTGAAAGTTCTGATGATCCTGATAAATTTGCAGAGGAAATAGAATCTTCTGCCGTTGGAGGTTTTGACGGACATAAAGCTCACCTAACTCCTGCAGGAAAAGAGTATTATGTAATGCATTCTGAGGGTAGCCATGCTTCGGGGAGATTTGTTGTTGAGGATTATCCGGGGGACAGCATTGCAGATCGCAAGGAGAATATGCAGGTGCCACCCGGAAATGACTGTAGTGTGGTAGACAAAGTTCGCACTACTAAACCGCTTGTTACATTTGAGAGTAGAGTTGCGCCCCAGCCTGAGTGGGCAGAAAAAAGCGGCTATACAGCACGTGAAGGTGGCAAACAAGTATACATCCCACTTGTAAATGGTCGGAGACCAACAGAAGAAACAACAAAATCTGGAAAAACGATATTGGAAAAAATACATTCCATTAGAGCAGGGCAAAAAGAACAAACATAGCTGTATCTCTATGATGTCTGTAAAATAGAGCTGGAGGCGACTGACGATGTCCGTAATCTATATCATTATTCTTTTCTTTGTCTGTATGGTTTTATATAAACCTGGAATCCGTTTTTTCCTTTTATGGTTGGGAATTTGTGCTGCAGTTTTTTTCTTTCTCAGCGAATCTGCAGGACTATGGGGAGTGTTAGTTGTTTATGGACTTGTGGCAGGTCATGATATACCTGATGAAAACACATCATCCAAACAGTCAAGTACAAGCAGCTCCAGCACAACGCGTCTTTATGACAAAGTGTATGAGGATGGTTCTCGCAGAGTAGATAATCTAAGTAAAACTGGCTACTATTATTCCGATGGAAGCGAATCTTGGGTGGGTATGCTTGGAGAAGAACACCGGCAAAATGGCGAGGTAGTTCGAGATAATGCATATCTATCAGGCCGTAGAGATATCTATAATGCTGCGGGAGAGTACATCGGCTATGAGTATGAGGATAGTGTGGGAATAACGCATAGGGTAGATAAATAAAGAAGCTGCCGAATATTATTTCTGCAACTAACTGAATACGTCATGTTAATAATGGCTTGACACATTTCAGCCAAGAATGACGCAGATAGCGAACGGATGCGTCAACCGCAGTATAATTTGGGTCATTTGCCATAAAAGAAA